TTTTTCATTTGAATGAGTGCCTCTTCAACTAAATTTTTAGTTTCTTGCATGTAAATTGTTTTCCTAATAAATAGTGTTTAAAATAAAAAAATCCGTCTAAACCCATTTCTAAAAAGAAAAAGGTATAAACGGAAAATAAAAAAGGTGGGTTTCCCCACCTTTTAACGATTACTCGATTACCTCATCGATTTTACTTTCTACTACTGAGACAATCCGCCAGTCGTGTTGGAAGCCGGTATACTTTGTAGTAACCTTTGCTTCTACATCAGTGACTGAGAACCCGTTTACGAGTTTCTCCTCTCTGATTTTTTTTACGCGACCAGAGTTCTCATCTGGTAAATCATAAACGATTTTAGCAACGAAGAATTTTTCATTCATAATAAAGTGTATTAAATTAACGATTTAAATAATCGGTTAATTTTTTCATTAAATCAACTGACTTACCCATTCCAGAGTCAGAAATTTTTTTATTTTTTTCTTCATCCAGGTTTTCTTCATACATACTTCTTTCTTCAGGGTTACCAAAAAGGTATGCTCCAGGTGTTGAAGGCGAGGATACTAGGTCAAAACAGATTAGTTCAAAATCATCTTGAACTTCATTTTGCTCACCAATTTTTTTCAATGAACCAACCCCCCTTGAAGACACACCCATAGTAACGCCTTGGCGCATAAGGTTAGCTGCGATGTCTCCTTTTGTTGAAACAATACCGCTCTCATGAAAACCAGGTGACGTAAGAAGCTTTAATTTACCCATAAGGATATGTCCGTCCCACCAAATGTCTGTGATGATGTGAGCAACTCTATCAAGGTCAATTAAGGATGATTCTGGGTGGTTAAGCTCAGAGGTTGACAAACCTTTTTTAATCGCAGTTTTGTATCTATCAGCCTCACGTTTTAAAATCCTCTCAGGATAGACACGACCATTACGATTTGGTACTCCATATTTTTGAAGTACGGCATAAAATTCAAATGGATTTCTGTAATCCATATCTTTTTTTTCCGAAAGGAATGCCTCGTTAAGTGGGTCTTTTGGTGAAACATACCCAGCATCCATTTCAACAAGGATACCTTTACCGCTCTCTCGGGGGCCTAGTATACGTAAATCTTTCATCATATCTTTTTAAAGATAAATATTATACTAGTTGATAGTTTTTACTTTTGATTTTTCTTTAGTGGAACTAAATGTGAAATAATCGTTTTTTATAATACAATCCCGGTAAATTTCTTTAATAATTTTTTTAATAGCTTCTTTGAGTTGTGAGCCCTTGAAATCCATTTCTTGTTTTGCAAACAAATTAATTTCTAAATTCATAAATGATTTTTTGTTGAGCTGGATACCACTAGTTCTTAAATCCAGGTCGACAATAAATTTTTCAGAAAACAATTCTTGGTTAATACTATGGTAAACAGAATGTTTTATATTTCGAGATAGATTTCCAACAACACGCTCCCAATTTTCACTGTCTTGTTTTGGACAAACCCAAGTCTGGAGGTTAATGTACATGGACTTTAGGTTTTTTGAGTCTACGGTGCCGTATGATGTTTTTAAGGATTCATATTGGTTTAATTTTACCGTTTTACCTTTCTTCATTTATATCAATATTGTAATATAATTTATTTTAATGAAAAAATAGCAAACTTTTGAACAATTCCAAATATTTCTAATATATGCTAATTGTTTTTGTAAATAATAATATAGAAAAAGCCCTGAAACAGCTTAAGTCAAAGGTCATAAAAACCAGACAAAATCAGCTACTTAATTCCAAAAAAGAATTTGTAAAAAAATCAGTGCAAAAACGCAACAACAAAATTAAAGCTTGTTATGTTGAGCAATTTAAGCGTCAAGAAGAATAGATTCCTCTAACTTCTTAAGCCTAACATAATTGATTTGGTCGTATTTTTCTGATTCTATTTTACCGATAGTTTCAGTAATCTTTGTTTTCAATTCAGAATCGGTTTGCTTATCAGAAAGTACCTTCAATTTATTGACCGCAGATTCTTTTAGATTGTCAAACTCACTTTCTAAATCTGAATTGTTTGTTGCCAAAATATGGAAAATTTCTTTTCTCGAAGATTCATCCAATCCTTCAACATACCTTGATAATGTTTGGTTTGCAATTGAAACCATGGATTTGATAGGAATTTTAGGAGTATCTTTTACTTGGCTCTTGCTTTCCATTAACTTAGAAATAATTGCTTTTTTCGAAACAACACGCTCCTTGATGTCTACTTTGTTGAAATAAACAATGTTGTCAATATTTTCATAGATGTTTTTAGATTTTTCTCCATTTTTAGGTAATGAAGTTTTTTCTAGAAGATGTCTGATAACATTGATGGCTTCATCTAAAAACTCTCTTGCATCACTTTCGGTTAAACCTTGTGGCGAAGATAAGTCATCGTAGATTGAATAAATCTTTGAAAAAGATTTATTGGACAAAACATTATGTTTGAATTCTTTAAGTGTTTGCTTGAAAGAATAGGTATCCTTGTAGGATTCTACCAGGTTTTTTTCGATGATGGATTTTATTTGTCCGAAAGTCATGAGCTCGTTATTATTCACTAATAAATATTATGAATTTAACAACTTGTCCAACTCCTCCTCTATTTTACCTAAACTTTGTTGAGCAATCCCTAGATTCAAATATTTGCTCCCATAAAGGTCTGTCTCAATTAGTATGTTCATATCCCTATTTTTTACAGATTCAGGGGTTATTTCACCTTCCTCTGGTGCAGGAGCACCACCAGCTTCAGGGCCTCCAGCAGGTGGCCCACCAGCGAGTTCGCCACCTAAATCAGGTAATGCTCCCCCACCTCCAAAGGAAGCCGCAGCGGGTTCACTAACTTCTCCCGGAGGAGCAGCAGGTGCACCGCCTTCACCGGGCTTGTTACCATATAAGGCATCAAGCTGGTCAAATATACCAGTTTTAGAAATTGTGGCTGGAGTGTTTTTGAGTTCCTCACCGATTGCTCTTTCCATTCTTTGCTGCAGAAGGTCTGTTCTGATTTCATCATCAGACCAGTTAAAGATATGTTTCTTAGCCCAAGTTGATGATGATGGTTGAATGCCGTTACCAGGGTCTGAAACCAAATCACGATAAAGCAAAACTTTTTCTTTCCAAATATCAACCTTAAGCAAGTCAGCTTGAGTGGATGGGTTGGTAAGACCAAGAGTAAAGTTTGAAATCTCTTCTTCAAATCCTAGCAAGAACAGGTGAACAATAGCAATCTTGTTAAGTTCTTGAATCATGGATTTTTGAATCCTGTTGATGGTACGAGCAAAACGAATATCTTGCAACGCTAGATTTTTACCATCTCCAACAACTTCTTCAAATCCAAGGAAAGCCTTTGGAATACGAAGTGCTGTTACCAGTTTTTTCTGAATGTATTCAATGTCAGCAATCTCCGAAAGGTTTTGAGCTCCTGGAAGAGTGTCAATTGGGCTTGGTTGTGCTGGGTCACGAACTGGAATGAAATAATCTTGGTCAACAGCCATTTGGTTAAATCGCATGTCAACGTTACCAGTTTTTGAATCAACAATTTGTTCTCTCTTGAACTTGTTGGCAACACGTTGTACATACGCTTCAACATCATCGTCAGCCATGTTTCCAACATAAACTTTAAATATTCTTCTCTCAGGAGCACGTGATGTACGATAAATCAACATCGCATCCTCAGATAAAAGAAGTTGTTTCCAGATTCTTCTTGATTTTTCAAGCATAGAAGTACCATAAGGAAGTTTTCTATCATCACCTAAAAGTCTAAAGTGAGCAATTTCCCATGGTTGGAATTCCATGTTTTGTGTTTTCCAAGTAAATCTCAACCCCTTATCGTCGGTATTTTGAGGAACACCGACCGAAGAATTTCTTGTAGCCAAACCCTGTTCAAATCTTTCAACTTCAATGTTTGGTAATTGCTGACAACCAATAACACCCTTTTCTGGGTCCAATCTCATGTAAACAAAATTATCACCATACTTACAGGTGTTTCTTGTCCACATGGCTAAGTTGGTGTTGATATCCAATACGTTATTGAACAAATCAACAAGAACTGATTTAATTCTTTTTGACTCAGAATAAACCTGCAGAATTATACCGTCCTCATTAGGTGTTGTAGATTCTTCAGCATAAATGTCCAACGCAGCAGAAATCTCAGGAGTGTATTCCATCGACTCGTAGTCGTAATAAGACGCTAATCTGTTTGGCTCGTAATAGATTGCCTGAGTGTAAAGGTTGTTTTCAACCTTAGCAAACTGGTTGGCTAAATAAAAAGATTGTTTGGCTTGTAATTTCTCTCTTTCATATTCTGCCTTATCAGTTGTTCTAAGAAGTTCTTTCTTATCTAACTTATAAACAGGGAAATCTTGATTCATCAAAGCATCAGGACCCAGAGCCCTGCTTAATCTTTGCCAAACCGTCATACTTCTATTCTCCATTGTCCTAAACTTAAACTAAGTGAGTTTAATATAAATAGTTTTACCTACCGAATAACCAACCGTATTTCTCATAATCAGCCCTTGATGCTGAGTAGTTTCTTTGATTTGGCATTCCTGGTTGTGAAAACTGAGGTAATGCCGGATTGAAATATTCTGACTTTTCTTTATTTTCACTAACAACCGTGCTCCAAGAGTTAAGCATAGCTTTAGTGTGATTAACAACTTTTACTAATGATGGAAAAGCGGCTTCAGCAACATACAATGCCATTGAAATTGACATAATACAGTCATCATGGTGTCCCTTCTGGTGGTCAGGTCTTCCATTGATATAAACAAATGTTCCCATTTCATTAATCAAACGATTAGACCTAATTTTAAAATCATGACGTACAGCTTCTTCTAGGGAAGCAATAATCTGAACACGCTTGTTGTTGAAATTAATTCCCGGAATTTTTTCTTTGATTTTTGGGTCGTATTTCCATTTATTGCTCATATCAACACCATCATAATAGAAACTTTCGTAACCTAACTCCTGAAGTTTTCTAGCCGTCGCAACACCCATTCCACCAGTCAAATCAATAACGCAAAGAGCACTATACATAATACCCCACTTGTATGCAATTTCGGCTAATGTATCGGGGGGGAGTTTTCCAACAAATTCTAATACTTGTTCTCTTGTATCAAAATCAATGATTTCAATACAAGAAAAATCTTCAGAATCACCTCTAGAAACGTCAATACCCATAACATACTTGTGTCCATTTTCTGGCTCTTTCCAAATCCAAAGTTGACCTCCAACTAGTTTTGCTTCAGGCTCTTTAACGTCGTTTTTAACTATTGTCTGCAGCATTTGCGCATCAAAAACGTTATCACCAGAACCCAAGAAATTACATTCTAATTCTTGCGCGACCTTTCTGCGGTCATACTTTAACTTTTTTACCATGCTCTCGAACCAAGAAGAACAAGGTTTATACCCGTCTTCGATGTATTTGTGTAAAGTTGTAAGTTGCCTCTCTCTTCTATCTTCACCAGATAAATCCAGAATAACATCTTTGGGATATTCTTCTTTATTCAGTAGATAATGAACGAGGTCATTAGTTTTGACCATATACAAATCTTTTGTATAACGAGGGTCTCTATACCAATACATTTCCGTAATCTTGAAATCATTCATGTTACGCAACGCTTGGTCGTAAATTTCGTAGTAAATTGGGTCAAACCCGTTGGGAGTTGAAATCACAATCACTTTACCTCCGGTAGATAAAGATGCCATACAAGCTGCCCAGAAATCACTATCAGCTTCGATAAAGGCAGCCTCGTCAAAAATAAGAGTTGTTGGTGTGTAACCTCTAAGTGCGTCCTTTGAGGTTGCTACAGCTTTTACCTCACACCCATTTGAAAGTTTAAAGTGTCTTGCTGAGTTTTTTTCCGGTGAAAACCCGATACCAACCCATTGTGGCCATTGCTCAGTAAACCCTCTAATCTTATTCGCAAATTCAACCGAGGTATCAAGTTTGTTTGCAATAATGAGGACTTTTTCTGGTTTTTCTTTTCTGGCAAAAGCAAGTCTTTTACTCGCCCAAGCAGCTGTAACGGTAGATACACCTGCCTGACGATATTTCAATGCAATGTTTTCATTATATTCCTCATAATCCTGAACTAACTGAACTTGGTCTTGAAATAGCTCCAAAGGAACATAACGTGAAACAGTGTTGTCGTAAGTTTGGAGATAAGTTTTCAGAGCATAAGGTGTGCTTTTCATGCACTTCTTATACTCAATTATTACTTGTTCTTTTGTCATAAATTCTTAGTCAGGACGGGAAATCCCCAAACCTGCTAAGAAATCTAATCCATCATCTTCAGAATCCTCTGATGAATCAAAACTTTCATATTCCTCCTTATTCTTTTTAGCAATTGAAATCAGTTCTTTGAACTTACTTGTTGCTTTTGAATTTTTCTCTGAGTCATCGGAAATTGCATTTCCAACTATTTCTAGGAATTCCTCAGCAGGGAGTTTATAGAGCTCCATTTGGAACCAGTTGATAAGCCCTTTATTTTTTTCGTCAAACATTTCGTCCGGCAAAGCAAAACGAATTTTTTCAACAACTTGCGGCCCTATTCTAAGTGACCAGGCTTCCATAGGTAAAGTATCCGTTTGACCCATAACCTTTTCTCTAGTTTCGGGGTCTTCGGGAAGACCGTATCTACCTTTAGCTTCTTCAATACCTTTAAGGATTTCGTGGCAAAGCATGGGGAACATTAACCCATAAGCACGAATGACAGTATCAGCAGACTCTTCGCCACCTTCACCTTCACCACCATCTTCACCATCAGCATCATCTAATTCTACCATAGCAGCAACACCTTGACCGGTATTACTCATCATATCCACCATGTCATCCATAGTAAAATACATAAAATCGTTAAGAGCCATGATTTCCAAATACATCTGATACAGACGTGGGTCAATTTCATCCAGTTTGGCTTTAACCTCGGGCTTTTGAAATAAAAAGTGTCCTTTTTTTGCGGTTCCTTGGATAATAGCATTGATAATGTTACGCTTGTCTTTTTCTAATTCCAAAATTTCCTTAGGAGTTAGTTCGTCAATATTGAAACCAGCTTTAATCATCAACTCTTTTGCCTCTTCCTCATTTTCTTCTTTGAGTTCTTCAGCGGCCAATCTAAAATTGCTGGTATCAATCGGCTCGCGATTCAGGTAGGATTCGATAACAAACCAATCTTTAGGAATTTGAGCTTCATCAACAGAGGCATCAATCGATAATTTTTCGAGAGCGTCTTTGTGACGAGATTCAATAGAAATAATTTGTGGGATTTTTTGGTAGACCTCAGAAATTAACATTCTAGCAACCATCGGAGAGTTAATTGCCTCTCTACCGGTCACTTGTCTTACTTTATCAACAACTTGTTTAAATCTTCGAGTCGCTAAACGCTGAATTTCTTCTGACCCTTGTTGGAAAGCAGGATTTTTAGCAAATGGATGTTCAGGGTCACGCAATTTGCGCTCCAATCCTGGGTCCATGCGTTCGGGATAATCCCCGTAATCAATCTGTTCCAGTATTTTTCTATTTTTTGCCATCACGAAGAATTCCTTGAATTAATTTTAAAACATCATTTTTGGCTTTCTCGATTTCTTTCTTAGAAGCCTTAGGTGCAGGATTTGGACCTTCAAAAGGTTTTTTACCTGGGTGTGCTGGTCTAACGGATGGTTTAGTATCCGGTTTTGTTGTTGGTTTTACTGGTGCTGTTTCAGTTTCAGCCTCAGCCATAGATTTAAAAGATGTCAAACTTCCTACTGGTTTGCTCATTCTAACTGATTTACCCTTCTTAGCTTTTGGTTTGTATACAGAACGGCTAATGACACCTTGTTCTGCAATAGTCTCAATAAATTCTCCTTTGGTCATTTTTGGTTCTAAATAATTTTCGACCAAAGATACGATTCTTTCTTCAATAAAAAAATCCATCGGTGAATTTCCTTCATTTAAACTTTTCTTAACTGCTTTGACACATCTTTCAAACTTAGCATTCTTTTTTGGGCCAAGTTGGGCGTGACAAATAGCGTAAGGGTTATTTGTATCTTCTTCCCCCTCGGTCATATCCTCGTATTTGTCAATCTGAGCATCACTATCATCACCCATTCCATCTGGTGACATTATTTGGTGAGGAGCTTGCGTTGTTGCTCCACCCAGAGCCGAACCCATAACATCAACGTTATCCTCTTTCATTTCGCCCTCTTGAGCTTGCATTACAACAATGTTACCCGCACCATCAGTTTTGATTGATGCACCATCAACAACAGCGCCAGTTACACGGGCTGTAGAAGAAGGGATTGTTGTTGTTTTAACTGTCTTGGTGGTTTGTTTTACTTGTTCAGCCAAAGAAATTTTTTTGAACAAAACATCAATCTGAGTTTCATTCAACTTAGAAACTGTTTCGGGTGATAAACCCATTTCAACTAACTGGATAATTTTATCTTTAGTTTTCATAAACGACATTTTTTTCAAATTCGAGAATTAAATCTTTCTCGTATAATTTATCTTTGACTGAATCTTCTTCTTGTCCAAAACGGAAAACCAATCTATTGTTCTCGTCATATTCACCAACTTCCCAACCTAAAGCGACAACTCCGTCCATGGCATCGGACATACTGAAGAAGTCGGAATTTTGTGCTAATTCGAGTTTTATATTTGATTTTCTCAACACACCAACTTTTTGAATGTGTTCTAGGTCTGGGGGTGATGGGTAACCATTTGCGGGTGCAGCTTCCCAAGAGTCACCCCAGACTTCTAGATTTTCTGAAAAAATGAATTCATAGAGATTGTCTCCCTTATAATCAGGACCTAGTCCGTTGATATAAGTTAGATACCTCATAAAACAATACCTTCAATAGAAATTTTTACTTGTTTATTGTTATTTTCAAAAACCAAATTTTTCTTGTTTGTTCTTCCAACGAACTCGAAACCTTTATTTTCTTCTAAAAACTTCTTGCTTGCTAATTCTTGTTCGATTGTTTCTGACAAATTTTCAATTTTGTTTAGCATCGAACTAAATTTTGTCTTGGTAGAACCTTGTCTTTCTTCAAACAATTTCTTTGCATGCTCAACCTCTGAAGAACTTACTTCGAAATACTTGCTCAACACTTTGTCAATTTTGCTTTCTTTCATTGACATGCCGAAATTGTAATCTTCAGAACCCATGCCTTCCATAGGTTCTTCTGGAGAAATTTCAGCATCCATTTCAAAATCCATTTCAGCACCTGGTTCTTCCATTCCCATGTCCATATCCATTTCAGAGTCAGCTTCAACGTCTTCGAACTTAGCCATGATGTCTTCCATGTCTTCTGGTTCGAGTTTAGTCAAATCAACCGCAGATAAAACCATGTTGATTACATATTTGATATCCTCAGAAGTCATTCCATCCTGAGATTCAAGTGCTCTCATTTTTTGAGTGAGCTTGCCTGTCAATTTTTGGATAAGTCTGAAAGAAACTTTCTCTTCCATATCTTGCTCCATACCAGCAGGCTCTTCCATAGAAGTGTCTACGTCCATATCAACATCCATTCCTAAGTCCATACCCATGTCACCACCAGCGTCATCAGTAGCATCAACAGAAGGTAATTCTGGTTCTGGAAGTGGAGCTGGTTCAGCTGGAACAGGTGGAATCTCAGCAACTGGTGCTGGTGGGGTTGGAGTTTTTAAAACAAATTTCTTTTGTTCACCAAATAATTTAACCTCTTCATCTTGTCCATTCATCTCATTGTTTTCCTTGATAATCAAGTTGAGTTTTCTTAGAGCTTGGGCATAAGATGAGTGATATTTTCTATTTTTCATAGGCTCCATGTAATCCAAAGAAGATTCGTTGATACCTTTCTTGATGATGTATCCTTGCTTCTCTTTTACAATGTGGTAATCCATTCCATCAGCTAAGTTGATGGAATATTCGGATGCACCTTCATTGACGCTTGTTGAAGTCGTCTTGTAGGTGGCAATCTCCATAATTCTTTTTAATTTGTCGACACCTTCAAGTTTTTCGCTGCCGATTGGTTTTAATTTTGCCATGGTTTTTTATTATTTAAATTTTAATTATTAAGGCCGTGCATACCCCCTAGTTCAACAGCACTCAAGTCAACTACAGTACCTTGTCTATTACCATCTGGGCCGATAGGTACCCAATCAACTGGGTGAGGATATTCTGCGGTGTAGGTTACACCACTACAAGTTATGCAAGCTTCGGCTTCATACTGAACATTAACATCGAACACTCCAAATGGAGTTGCTGACGGAGTAGGGGTCATTGTTTGCGTTTGAGTCTGCGTAGGGGTAGCAGTATTTGTTGTGGTTTGTGTTGGCGTTGCAGTTTTTGTTGGTGTTTGTGTGGGGGTTGCTGTATTAGTTGTTGTTTGTGTTGGTGTTTGTGTTTGAGTATTAGTTGGAGTCAAAGTTGGTGATGCTGTAATACTAGGGGTTGGAGTGTTAGATGCGGTAATACTCGGGGTTGGAGTGTTTGTTGGTGTTTGAGTTTGAGTATTGGTTGGTGTTGCAGTGTTAGTTGTTGTTGGTGTTTGAGTTTGAGTTGCTGTCTGACTTGGTGTCTGTGTATTAGTATTTGTTGGGGTTTGCGTTTGAGTTGGTGTTGGTGTTTGTGTCGCAGTCCTTGTAGGTGTTTGAGTATTCGTTGGTGTATTGGATGGGGTTTGAGTAGGGGTAGAAGTCGGAGATTCTGTTGGGGTTGGTGTTAAGTCTCCAAGACATTCAACGCAGTTAATCCAAGGACCATTAAATACCGTTACAACTGTGGCTAAAGGGGTTTCATCAATTGGTGCAAGAGTCCAACAACCTATGTTTGTAGACCCTACTAATAATTCATAAATTCTACCCGAAACAATTGCAGCTTCGGTAGCAAAAAATCTTGACGGTTGCCCAATACAAGAAGTTCCAACAAAATAATTCAACGCCATGGACTTTTTTTTCTATAAATATTGCTCGTTTTATAATAAACTTAATAAATAAATATCAAACAATAGTTTAATCCAACATTTTTACTTCAACAGAAAGCTCTTTATCGGTTTGACGGTTGACAGTATCGTAAAGTTTTTCCAAAAGTCCGGACCTACGCAAGTATTTAAAAACCAAATTTTCGTAGGAATATTCTCCCTCTTTTTCTAGTCCTGACTTGCGATAGTCTTTCAATTTTTCTTTTAGTTTCTGAATATTTTCTTCGTTGGCTTTGAGCCCCCCCTTTTTAATGCTGGTAATAAGGCTTTCAATTTTATCTACCCAGGAGTCAATTTTTTTGGTTAGTACCAAACTCTCGAGTTGGGGTTTTTCTTTTGATGGTTTGCTCACCCATTTGTTGTCTTGGATAGAATACACCCCTGAAGCAAAATGTGCTTCTTCAGCATCTTGTGGGTAGAGTTCAACAGGATAGTCGTAGATGGTGATATCGTGCTTGTCGTTATAAAGCTGTTTTTTTAGACCAAACAAATCTTTGTAGAGTTGGGCTTGTTTTCCGTATTGTTTGAAATCGATAATAAGATGCAGGTCAAAATCAGAAAACTCTGACCAGTTGTAATTGGATAGACTTCCTGTTAGAACAATATCATCTACTTTAACATCTTCCCCTAGGGTATCCTCAAAATCTTTTGCAATTTTAAGAAGAGCATCTTTGACTTTTGGTTTGAGGGTTGCTTTCTCACCATCGTTAGGGTTTTCCCACACCTTTTGGTTGAGGGTATCTCTTACTTTGAAACTCTTAAGGATTGTGGATATCTGGGCCATCCTTTATAAATACATAAAAATCAGAGTTTATTGTATTTGAATTTTTTTGCTATTTCCGTTGAAAAGTATTTTCCTTGAGATTCTGCCATTCTGAATTTCGTGTAGGTGGCATGAGGCACTTCATTATATTGATATTTTGTGCCGTTTTTAAACTCGACAATCATGTCTTTGCTTTCGGTGTCGTATTGGCTGCGAACAATTGTCGCTGATTCAATCTCATTGAGAATGACGGTTCCTTTGATTTCTTCTCTTTTTATTCCCATGTTATTTTGTTTTTTTTACGCAGTTAGGGTATCGTTTACCAAACATAGTTTTCATTCCTTTCTGTGTGTAGCCTTTCCAGCATCTTTCTGTTATTTCAGCTTCACTCATTTCTTGTTGATTACCAAGATGGGAAAATACTTTTCTAATTTTTTTTTGGTAAGGTATCAATATTAATAACCTTCGCTTTGATTGTTTCCAATATACCAAATTTTTCAGCCGTCATCGAAATTAGTTTTGATTTCTTTTGAACTAATGTTTCGGATACCATATCCAATACTCTGTTGAATTCTTTGTCTATTACATCAAAGTCCACACGTCTTCTAATACTTAAAGGAATTTTAATTTCCTCCCTTAATATTCTTCGTATAGTTTCTTTTTGGCTCATATTACACTTCACTCAATAGATTATATCTATGTTTTATTTGTTTCTCATAATAATCTTTTAAACTATTAAATACATCATCATACCATTGTGAATCTTCATACGTTGTACTATGTATGTCATAATGAATTCCATCAATCGTCATTGATATTACAATGTGTGTAAACATATCTAATGTCATCTCGGGGTCTCTAAAAAACATATCAGAAGTGTGCTCCAATGACTCATTAAATTCTTCATCTAGTTTATTAATTTCAACCCTACGTAAAATTAATGGAATTAATCTAGTTTCCTCTTTTAATATTCTTCGTATGGTTTTTTTTAGGTTCATTACTTTGTCTTCTTAACACAGTTAGGGTAACGTTTTCCAAACATTGTCTTCATACCTTTTTGAGTATAACCTTTCCAACATCTTTCAGTTAACTCACCTTCTTTCATTTCTTGTTGATTACCAAGATGGGAAAATACTTTTCTGATTTTTTTTGGTAAGGTATCAATATTAATAACCTTCGCTTTGATTGTTTCCAACCCTTTTCTTGCAGCTTTTTGAGCTCTATGGTGTCCATCAATAATTGATATAAATTCTCCGTTAGATGTAACAAAAATCAAAATGGGGTATTGTAAATCGGCTTTCTCAATTTTTTTAATTTCCTCGGGGTTATCATCCCAAGATAATAAATAAGGTTTTAATTCCTCAACAGATATTTTCTGAACGGGGATTTCTTCTGTGGCATTTAATAAATCAATAAGAGTAATCTTATCACCTTTTTCATTTTGCCAAGATGTGTCGTGTAGTCCCTCTTTTACTTCTTCGGATTCGTCATCAATCAACACACTCATAGGGTCTATACCAAGTTTTTCCAAACTCCATAGTATTTGGTTGTACTTCCCATCATATAATTTATCAACAAAATTATCTTTCCAATTTTGGGTTGATGCTTTTTTAGTAATGGCTTTATGTACCCAAGAATCCTCATTCGATTTATTTATATTCATCAAAGTAATTAGGTGTGAATAAGGTTCGTCTAACCATTCGTTATATGTTTTTGATTTCGGGTCACCATCAATTGCCGGTGTAACAAAAACAACTCCAAGGTCAACCAACTTATCAACATCGAATGGTAGTCTTTCAGGAACGGTATTTCTACCTTTTTCATAATCATAAACCTTTTTAGTGGGTTTTATTCCCATCACCTCTTGTATTCTCAATATTTGTTCTTGTAGGTTCATTTTACTTTTTATTTTTACCAACAAAACTTATTATGGATTTTAACCCCAATTCTCTTAAAGCATTTGCTCTATGTGCTCCATCAATTATGTAATAATAACCATATTGTTTTTTAGTTAAAACTATGGGTGGATATGAATTTAATTTTTTAAACAACTCAACATACTCCTCCACATCATCTTCATCAATTTCGAACTCATCCATTTCTATTTGTTCAATTGGTATTTCCTTTACAATATAAAAGGGATATTTCTCAATTCGTTCTCCCAAATTACCTTCCCAAAAATCTTCTTCTCTTTTATGGTGTAATTTTTGAACGTAGGTGTATATGTCAGATTCTTCATATGTATCACCAATATTAATATCATTATTAGAGTACATACCTTCAGATATTACACCCATCACCTCTTTGATTCTCAATATCTGTTCTTGTAGTTTCATAATTGTCTGATTGGATGTTTATTATACAATTTTTTTATTTCATCTTCGTAAATTTCTGATACGAGATTAATATAGGCTATTTCTTCTTTTTCAGGTAATTCTTCCCAACCCAACTTAAATTTTATCCATAAAACGTGTTCCAACGAAGTCAACACCAAATTATATTTATAGTCCGCGTAGTTATCTGTTTCGTCAAAAGTTTTATTATCGAACACATCAAAATAGCTGGCTATCTCGGGAGGAGTTACTCTTCTTCTAAAAAAAATATTTGTTTCATTAATAATTCCCATCATTGATTGAATTCTTGAGATTTGTTCCTGCAGGTTCATAACATATAAATACAAAAAACCCCCAGCTTTCGCCAGGGGTAAAAAAAATCATGGTATTATTAGTTATTTGAGTTTTTTCAACTCGTCTCTAATCTCAATTGCTTTTTCGAAATCTTGTTTATTGATTGCTTCTTTGAGGTCGTTTTCCAAAGCAGCAATTTTGTCTTTGTTCTCCTCCAAGGATTTAATGCGGTCACGCAGTTCCACAGCCATTTCAAACTCTTGTTCATCGATTGCCTTCAGCAATAGTTTTTTCAGCTTGTTGATGTCGGAGTTGTTCTGCGACGGGTGCTGTCCATTGTTGTTTCTAAAGATGGTGGTAAACTGAATCATTCCATCCTCGGAGGTAAACGTTTCTTTTGACCAGTTGCCGTTATCGTCCTTGCCGGTTTCGGTGTTGGTCCTTCCCCGCATAACAAACGGGTCAAATTCGTTGTTAAATAATGAATTCACTAAGGAATCCAAATCTTCAAATAGTCTTTTCTTTCTCATTTTGTATGTTTTTTGGTTTGCTCTATCATACGCAATCAAAATGCCAAAAGCAATATCCTGACAATTTGTCACATAATGTTTGATAAATAACCTACCAGGCTGACAAGTTGGCAATAAATAAAAATTTTCTGCCATGGATTTGGAAATGTCCGATTTATGTTTAACCTTTGTACAAATCAAATTATAAAATCATGAGCGAAACTATGGACGACGACGACAAGGCCCTTGGTAGGAAGAAACCCTCTTCCGATTCTAGAACTCCTGTTCTGGATAATTTCTCCCGAGACCTTAATAAACTTGCCGAGCAAGGAAAGCTCGACCCAGTAATTGGTCGGGAAAAAGAAATCGTGCGCATCGCACAGATTCTCTCTCGTAGAAAGAAGAACAACCCAATCATCTTGGGTGAACCAGGTTCGGGTAAGACCGCAATCGTGGAAGGTCTCGCTACCTTGATTGTTAATGGAAGCTGTCCCAAGAACCTCCTGGACAAACGCATCGTCACCCTTGACCTCACAGCAGTTGTTGCGGGTACAAAATACCGAGGTCAGTTCGAGGAGCGTCTAAAGGTTATCTTGGAGGAACTTTCTCAGAACCCCAACATCATTATCTTCATTGATGAAATCCATACCTTGATTGGTTCGGGTAACTCCTCCGGGAGCTTGGATGGTTCCAATATCTTCAAGCCCGCTTTGGCTAGAGGAGAAATCCAATGCATTGGTGCTACCACCTTGGATGAATACCGCAAGTCATTTGAAAAAGACGGAGCTTTGGAGCGTCGCTTCCAGAAGGTGATGGTTGACCCCTCCACCGTTGCTGAGACCATTCAAATCCTCACCAACATCCGTGACCGCTACGAGGCATTCCACAAGGTATCTTATTCGGATGAAATCATCGAATTGTGCGTGAAGCTCGCTGACCGTTACATCACCGACCGAGAATTCCCAGACAAGGCATTTGATATCCTTGATGAAGTGGGGGCCCGCAGTCAGACCGAGCAGAAGATTCCCGAGGTAATCGAGGACCTCAAGGCAAAAGCTGCGGAAATCAAGGTCCAGAAGATGGATGTTGTTAAAAAGCAGAACTACGAGGAAGCTGCAGGCCTTCGTGATAAGGAGCGCAAGATTCTCGCCAAACTTGAAGCTGAGAAGAAGAAGTTTGAAGAAGAATCTGCAACCACTCGCATTCCAATTTCAGTTGAGCAAGTATATGATGTGGTATCCAACATGACCAAAATCCCTGTGAGCAAAATGTCAATTGATGACACCAATGCTCTAATTAACATGGACAAAGTTCTTATGGGCAAGGTCATCGGTCAAGATGAAGCGGTATCCAAGATTGTTAAATCAATCCGTAGAAATCGCATCGGCATCAAGGACCCCAACCGTCCCATCGGCTCGTTTATCTTCCTTGGCTCAACGGGTGTTGGTAAAACTCACCTGGCAAAGCAAATTGCCAAGGAGATGTTTGGTTCAGAAAGCTCCCTTATCCGTGTGGACATGAGTGAATACCAGGAAAAACATACCGTTTCTCGATTGGTGGGAGCGCCCCCAGGATACGTGGGATATGAAGAAGGTGGACAGCTGACCGAGCAGGTCAAGAACAAGCCTTATGCTGTAATCCTTTTCGATGAGGTTGAAAAAGCACACAAGGATATCTTTTCGATTTTGCTTCAGATTCTCGATGACGGTCACGCAACCGATTCATTGGGACGCAAAATCAACTTCAAGAACACCTTGATTATTATGACAACAAACTTGGGAGTTAAGAAATTGATGGATTTCGGCTCCGGGATTGGTTTTTCTTCCAATAAGTATTCAAACGAGGAAGCGAAAAAACAAATTCTGATGAAGGAAATGAAGAACTTCTTCTCCCCTGAGTTCATTAACCGCATCGACGATACGATTGTCTTCCAGACCCTCTCGGAAGATAACATCGAGAAAATCGTCGGTTTGGAACTCGAGAAGCTCTCCAAGCGATTGGGTGAGATGAAATATAAGATTGTAATGGATAAAACCGTTCCCGAATACATCGCAAAAGTTGGATTCGACCAGGTTTACGGAGCACGCCCAATCAAACGTGCCATCCAGGACAAAATCGAGGACTTCCTATCTGAGCTTATCTTAATTGGCAAAATCAAAGAGAACCGAAAATACACCATCAAGGTGGTGGATGAACAGGTGAAAATCTCTTAATCAAAAAGGGGGGGACGAAAGTCCCCCTTTTTATTTACCCTTATATTTATCATAAAAAACTAGCCATGGGTAAAGTTGTAAAACTAACAGAAGGGGACCTGGAGAATATCATTCGCAAAATCATTAGCGAACAAGAAACAATCAATCTCCCATCAAAAGGTCTCAAACCAGTTATTGAGCCACAAAAAATAGCTCAAATCAAATCACAAGCGGATGCTCTAGCAAAAGATACTGAAATGATTAAGCAAGTTCTTGAAACTCTTAAAAGATTTGACCCAGAAGCTTACTACATGCTCACCCGTGGAGATGACCCAATCAAAAAAACCGTCCTAGGAGACCTTATCACCTACGGAAGTATAATCGGTATGATTTACGGAATCGTACAAGAATTAAGAGGACAATAATTTATGAAAAAAGTAATCAGACTATCTGAATCAGACCTTGTGAACCTTATCGAAAAAGTAATCCAAGAACAAGCAACTCCCACAAAAACCCCCCAGGAGTGCGCAATGCTTAGAAAGAAAAGCGAAAAGAATAAAATGCGTGCCCAAAGAGTAATCTCATTTGCTCCAAAACAACTCCGCGATATTATCTCAAAAGCATTCGACGCTGGAGTAAAACAAGGACCCGAAGCATTCAAAAGCGCACTTCCAATGGAAGGAAGACAAGCTCTTGAGAAAAAACTCAAGTCAATTAAAAAACCAAAAACAGATTCTGAACTCGAACAGCTAATCTCAGCAGCTCAATCAGAAGCATCAAACATCCAAGAACAAGTAAAATCTTGGCTAGGTCTGTTTATCAATATCGGCATGCTTTTAATGGTGCTTATGGTATTGATTATCATCATCCGTGGAGCAGATGGTGACATCGCTGGATACTGCGGATAAAAAATACAAATACACTGTCTGAGCCCTCCCTGTAAAAAGGGGGGGTTTATTTTTTAAGCCAATATATTTATCAAAGATGAAAGACCTCATTCTTAAAGTTCTTCGTGAGGAAGTAAGCAACGGAAAAGTCAAGTGCGACAACTGCGGTTGGTCGTGGAGTTTAAAAGAGGGTGGTCATGACCCTTATATTTGTCATCAGTGTAATCACAACAACGAACCAAAAAAACTCAAAGAAGATTTTAGGTTAGATTCAGGGTTGATGGATGATAATTTATACCTCACTTTTAAAAGGCTTTTAAAAAGGAGGGGGTTTACTCATCAAAATGTTTTTTCAATAGCTGAAGTTCTTGGAATTAGGCAAGTATCCAAATTTGTACAAAAATATTTGAACGAGGAGGGTATCCCGGGAATCTATAATAAAGAAAAAAATATTTTATTGGTTTGCAACAAATGTGGTTACAGTGACTTAAAATTTTATTTTACAATTGTAGATATTGATGTCCCTAGTACCAACTTCGAGTATAACAATCAAATAGATTTATATGTTTACGTTTCAGACCGTGGCTCTGGTGAATTTGAGAAATTTGATGGGTACACATACAAAGGCTCATTTAACCCAATAGTTTATTACGAAACTGAGGAGAATTTATATGACGCACTTTTCGGCGCTGTAAACGATGCGATAACTTATCACTTAGACGACGAGTTAGAAAAGTATGATATTAAAGTCCGCATTGATGGGTTAGATTTTACCCGTGTGAAACCTTAAGTTACAATGAAAACCAACTCGGCATATTAAGTTTTCCCGCTTCGAAGAAGTGCAATCGGTTACCTAATTGTTCAATCATCTTTTTACCCATTTCGATTCCGTTAAAAACATCTTCAATTACAACATACTCTTCCTTTGAATGGTAGTCGTAATATCCAATTGAGATGTTGATGCAAGAGAAATCGAATTTACCACGAAGGGAATAAACGTCGGTATAAGGGTGAACCAAATATTCAAGGCTTTCCCCGAGTCCTTCAGCAAGAATGTTATTGCAAGTTTCAAAAAATTCGGATTCTCTATCAAATAGTCGCTGACCCCAACATAGTTCGGTGACCATCCAGTTTTCCGGAGCGTCAAATTGAATACCATAGCCAACATTGGCAAAGAAATCTTTGTCAGCCATTTTTGAACCATGGCAACCAGTTTCTTCGGCAACAAAAAAAGCAGCTTTTACATTTGGCAAATCTGTTAAGACTTGCATACAGGCGAATACACCGGCTTTATCGTCACCACCTATACCTGTGGGCATTCCGTGGTTATTATACGCTTTAAGAGCAAGTTTAACCTCTCCTTGGGCGTTTTGCAACATCTCCTCCTGGACATTAATTTCATTTAGTCCATGAACGGTATCGGTATGAGCAATAACACAAGGGAAATATTCAACGTTTTCATCCGTTTGCTTGGTGGCATAGATGTTTAACATGTCATCGATGTAATATTCGATGTTGTTTACTTTGAGCCATTCGCAAATGAGTTCAACCAACATCCCTTCTCTGTGGGTTGCTGTTGGCACGGATAGAACTTTTTTAAGTAAGTCGGTTTTTTCTTGGGTCATCACTAAGTATTTGCTGCAAAGATAACAAAATATCTTGTGATTCCAATTTTAATTTTTCATTTGTCATCCAATCAACAAATTCCTGGTTGGTCATTGTGTATTTTTTACCCAGCCAAGTTCTCCATTCGGAAAAGGATATTGTTCCATTCTCGTAGTCAATTTTATCAATCTTGTAAGAAGCCCCAGTGATTGGATTTTTTAATTCCCCACGATAATTCGAATTGTCAGCTATAAATTTGTAAACTCCAAGAGATTCACGTACTCTGGGAAAGTTAATTTTATTATAAATGTCTTCCAGAATTGGTAAAACTTCTTTAGAAAACTCTTCCGTATCAAAATTATCTTCATTGAAGAACTCGTATCTAGCTTCGTTATACCCTCTAAGTTCAAAATCCGCTTTTTCAAAAAACGAGCTCATAACATCGTGGAAGTTATAATAACTTGAATTACTTTGTATCAGAAAGGCAAAGGCATCACTCAACTTGATTCTCACTTCTCCAGTAAAAGGATTCCACCTCAACCCAGTTTGTTGTTTGACTTTTTCAAGGTTTTCCAAAATATCTTTTCTCATTGCAAGAAGACTGGCTTTGTCAGCAAATATTACCTGAGTACTTATGAAATCATACAATTCATTCTCGAACATTTTAATAAGAATTAAATTAACTTCTCTTGCTTGCTGCTCGCTGAAATTTTCAAAATCAAAGTTTGGTTTAAAAAATTTATAAATCTTCTTGGCAAGTTCTTTGGCTTGGTTGTCTTGATAAAAATAATCTGGCAAAATAGTATTACCTTCCGCAAAATGTTCATTCAAAAGGTAATCTGCGTCGTCACCAATTTCACAATCTAAATCATCATCTAACGCACATTTGATGTAATGCAAGTCATAATCACTTAAGAAAAAAAGTTTTTCAACCTCGTCGTCACGTTCAGAAAAATCAAACACTAATTCAGACTGGCCAAGAGGTTCTTTAATATCCACATATTCTAGAAAACGTAAACTATCAAAAATACTATCATCAACCTTACCAGTCACAAACATCCTAATTTTTTCAGCCATATAATCTGGTCTGGAGTATGTAAGTTTATTTAAGATTGTAACAAATTTTTCATCGTTAAATATTTTTTCGATAGATGAACGAACAAATTCGCCATTTTTGTCATATAAGGGGTGGAATCCCTCATTGTCACTTCTAATTAATAGAATCTTGTAGTCCCCCTTTATCGGAGAATGAACCGAAATAATATAAATTTCACCATAAGTCATAATGGGTGAAACAAGATTGTTATAAAACTCTTCATTACACCATACCGTACCCTGAGCATCCTCACAAAAAGCTTCCTTACTGGAATATTTTGTTATCGTAGCCTCAGGATTTGAAAAAATTATCTTCTTTGCTTTTGCCATATCAATATAAATACTTATATTTGTACTATGAAATCACAGGTGGCTCCCTTAATAGTTAAGGCTGACCTTAAGCATCTGACGTAAGTCTATACAGGGGGCGAAAGTGATTTCATTTGTTCTTTGAAAATAATGGGGGTGACCGGTATTGATTGGCAGAGTTAGTCATACGGGGCATGCGGTGAGATGTTTCCTATCACCTTAATCTACGGAAGCAACAATCAAAAGGCGATACTTTCGCAAAACTCGAGGCAGTGGGTCTTCTCTCTGCTGAGGAAGTTACTGTAGCCTAAGGCTTCAGCAACAATGGGTCGATGGACATATAACCTAGAAACAGAAGTCCCTACGGTGTGGTTTCTACCTTAAAAGGAATGGAGGTCTTGTTTGGTGTTCTACCGATTTGAGTGAACATCCCACAGTTGCTGGTAACGATGGTAAAAAGGAACCAGATATTTCGGAGGGTTAAACAAACCCTGACCTAAGCATGTAGTCCTTTATGGGTAAACTGAGCAAGACATGGGTTTAAATCGAGCCCCTTCATATCGTGAGATATGTCGAAAATCGGATGAATTCAGGGGAAGTCCTTCGGGATTATCCTGAGCCAAGCCTGGTAGGAACAGGAAGGTGCAGAGACTAGTGGGTGGTAGACGCTTCTATCGTAATACCACAATAGCGTCCGACATCTTGAAAAAGATGATGATATAGTCCACTTGTGTCGAGTCCCATCACCTCCACCCTAGATAGAAGCCCTTCGGGGCTTTTATCTTTTTACCCCTTGACTTATAATTATTATGGATTATAATTCACATACTAAAACATAATTTCACAAAATGAAAAACATCATCGCATCTATTTTTGCTGTTGCAGTTTTGGCTTCTTGTGGCGGTGAGTCTGTTGAGCCAGCAGTTGAAGAAACTGTTGTCGACACCACTGTTGTTCTCGAGGAAGATACCCTCGTGACTGAAGAAGTCGTTGAAACTGAAGGCGAAGAAGCTATGGCAGAGTAATTTTTATTATTCTCTGGCAAAAGGGGTCTTCGGACCCCTTTTTTTATTACTTAACTTTTTCTATATTTTAATCATGAGTAAACACGCAAATATCTGCAGCCACAATTGTTTTGGCCGAGAAGATTATGATGGTAGTTGTTGCCACCTAGAAGACAGGGATTGGATTATTGGTGCACATTCCGACCCGGATGATTTTATTGATAGATTATCTGATAAATTTAGTAGAGAAGTAAAATTTGAAGAAGTGTTTTACACTTTTGAAGAAGGTTCTAAACTATTTCCCGAAAAAAGTTGTTGGCAAAAACCAGAATCTTATCCTGCTTTGAGGCTAGATTTAGAAAAAGAACGTAAACCTTGTATATTTTATAATTCAACAATACGTTCGTGCTCTGTTTATGATATTCGTCCACAAATTTGTAGAAAATATCATTGCCAATTTCTCTTGGACACACTTTACGGTGTTGACGACAAGTAATTTGTTAATTATAATTTCACAACGGAGGTTTGGCAGAGCGGTCGAATGCGGCAGTCTTGAAAATTGTTGACTGTAACAGGTCCCGGGGTTCGAATCCCTGAGCCTCCGCAAAAAATATTTGAAACTTTGAAAATTGTTTCTTATATTTGTACAAGATTCAAAATTAATTTTTGAATCAGTTCTTTGAATATTGGCCCAGTAGCTCAGCTGAACAGAGCATATCACTTCTAATGATACGGTCCCAGGTTTGAATCCTGGCTGGGTCACAACTTTTACACTAAATGAAGTGTTTTATTCTATCCGTTTATATTTATAAAATATGATGGATAAAATTATGAAACAATGTAAGTGGTGTAACGAGTTCTTTGAAATTACGGATAAACCTAAAGGTTGGATGGCAAATCATACAAGATGGTGTGATTATAATCCAAATAAAAATTCCTATTTGGATAAACTTAATCAAACGCGAGCAAAGTTTATCACTCAGGAAACTAGAGAAAAAATGAAACTTGGGATTTCTGAGGCTCACAAAAAGGGTGCGTACAAACATGTTGACTTTGGTAAGTCTTTCAGAGGAAAAAAACATAATCCTGAAACTATTGAAATTTTAAGGAAAAAAGCTTTAGCATCAAATCATAGAAGATTGAGGAAAGGGGTTATTGAGTATAAGGGTTATTTATTGGACAGTAGTTGGGAATTAGCACTTGCAATAAGGTTAGATGAACTCAAAATAAAATGGGAAAGACCCGAACCAATTAAATGGATTGACGAAAGTGGTTTGGAACATAACTATTTTCCAGATTTTTATCTTGAAAAATATGATTTGTTTTTGGACCCAAAAAATCCAGCGGCATATCAAAATCAAGAAAAAAAAATTAATATTTTAAAAAAAACCATACCTAACCTTAGGTTTATTCTTACTTTGAAAGAATGTAAAGAATTTACAATTTAGAATATTTTTATGAAACCAAGTCGAGAAGACATTAAAAAAAATCGATACAACGGAGTGGCTCCAGATGGATACACTCTTGTTCGTAACGAAGCTCTAGAAAAGCTCAAAGATTTTGATAATTGGAAAGCCTGGAAAAACAACGAAATTTCCCTCTACGACCTCGATAAGAGGGATATTTCAGAGTAGTTTTCATAATCCCAACATATTTAAAACAAAGCCTCCATAACTCAGTTGGTAGAGTAGCGGTTTTGTAAACCGCCTGTCGCTGGTTCGAGTCCGGCTGGAGGCTCAAAAACCCCCCTTTCTATGAATCCCGAAATTCTCAACACCACCGATATCCTCTTCCAAAGCGGTCAAATTATTGACAAAGCACAATGTGAGATTTATCTTTGTGAATGGGACAATGTCCATGGTGATATTGTCTTGTTTGTATAAACAAAAGCGGTAATAGCTCAGTTGGTAGAGCACGTTCCTTCCAAGTACGGGGTCGCAGGTTCGAATCCTGTTTACCGCTCAAGTAGACCTTCAAAAGGGCCCTTCCGTCTCTGCGTGAGCGGCTTGCTGGGCCCGGGTCTACCCCTTTTACCGAAGTAGCTCAGTGGCAGAGCAATTCCATTTATGGGACGTGGCGCGATAGGTTCGATTCCTGCCTTCGGTTCTAATCTCTTTTGATGAAGTATTTATAGGTTATGAAGCCAGAGTTATTAAAAGAGATTGCCGCAATCAAAAAACAAATATCTTTATTGGAAGATTTTGTTATGCCCCAGGACGTTAGTTATTCGAATATCACGTTTACGGATAAAGCCAAAACTGATAAGGTGAATAGAGCTTTATTGGATGATGTAAATCTCGCAGCTAAAAGAGCTGGTGTGAGTGTTCGTATTGGAACTATTACAACCGGTCATCCGAGTATGATAAGTGGTAAAAGTTCAAGGCACCCAGATGGAATTGCTGTTGATGTTGATATGATTGATGGATTGGCTGTAAGCAAAAAAATTGAGGATACTGTTGAGAAATTCAACTATGAGCTCGAAAAGCTGGGTTATAAAAGAAACGTTGAAAGGGGAACTGATAAAGCATTTTTGACTTTCGGATTCAAAGACCATGACAACCATGTCCATGTATCAAACACAACTGACGTTGAAGCTGAAGAGGGTCAAAAAACTTCAACCACCACAACATCAACTGAAACTGATACCGATACACCACGGTTTAATCTGGAAAAAATCGTTCAAACCGTAAAAGATTTTAAATCCGGTATTGGATTTTAATTTAGAAGGTGATAAACTTCCTTACATCAAATCGGGATTGTCATCATCCCCGTTTGACAACGTGCTTAAAATGCTTGGTAAGAATAATGCCATCAATGACCACCAAGGGTTTCCTGATTGGTAAATAATGTAACCTATCAATGCCAGGTAAGCAAGTCCCAAAATCAAAATGGATAAGTGTTTCATTTGAAATCGGAAAATGTTAATCCCCACATAAGAGTTATCCAGGCCATTTCAATCTCTGCAGATTTTTTGTTTAATTTCATGTTTTTCCGTAGATATTCAATACCCCAAGTTTTCCATTGGTCATTCTGCTCAACTGTCATAGTCCAATCCTTGTACCAGGCATCGGTTCTACCTTTTACATCTTTGTAACTTACATCATGACCGGCAATCTCAAACATCTTATTGATGAGAGTTTCAACGGTCTTTTGTGCCTTTTCATCTCTGGTTAATCGTTTCCCTGGCATTACATTAAAAATTTAATAATTTTATCTTTTATTCCTGATTGTTTGATACCCTCCCAGGATTTAGGAGTTTTAATAAAGTTTGTAAGTCCTGGCTTGTCATTTGATTTATCCCTAGCAGCAAAATGACCAGATAAAAACTCAATCGACATGTCCAAATCATCAACTGCGACCCAATGAGTCACCTCTGGATGGTTTTCGAGCCAATGATTAATTTCCATGCTGCGTTCCAACTCCAATTCTGCTCTGAATCGAAGCTGTGACCATTCAGCAGGAAAAAGGTCTTTGAACATCCCCGTTGCATCAATTGGTTTTTTGATTAGCCCTTGTGAAATGTAGTAATCACCAAGCTCCTCCAAAGTTGCATGAAATCGCCAGTCAGAACTAACAACGTATTCAGCTCCAGTCTTTTCAAGGATTTGATTCAAAACTTTGATAGCTTTTCTGTCAAAGTTATCAAATCGAGCATGCACGGGTAGCTCACTGGCAGATGTACCCATGCTTCTACCTTCTTTTATCTGTTTTTTTCTACGAGAACCCCAGTTCTCTGACAAACAGATAACTCCATCATTGTCTAGAAATAGAACTTTCATCGTGTAGGGGTTTGTAGTGAAATTGATAATACGTTAATGACATCAGGTTTCCTGACTTGTCTTTTGAAGCTTCTTGGAAAGTTTCGTAATGTAAAACCTTATCTTTTGAAACAACGACCCAGTTTTTCTGGTTGGATAAGTTTGGTCTAGTTTGATACATAATACAGCAAAGATATACAAAAAATTACAACCAAACTAATAAAAGCAATTTTATATGCTCCTTGAATTTTGTGTTGAGACCTGCCTTGCCAATCCTCTTCATTCCAGGATTCTTTCCAGTTGTCAGAATATTTGTTTGCCATATTGGTAGTTTAAAAAATGGTGACCCGTATGGGATTCGAACCCATGAGCTTCTCCGTGAAAGGGAGATGTCCTGAACCGCTAGACGAACGGGCCTTAATTTGTGGACCTAGAGGGATTCGAACCCCCGACCCTCTGCGTGCAAAGCAGATGCTCTAGCCAACTGAGCTATAGGCCCTCTATGTTTATACAAATATACTAAAAATTCTGTAAAAACAAAATTAGATGTATTTTATATCCTTTTTTGCGAATGTGAAAACTGGATTTTCAGCAAATCTGATGTCGGTTACATAACAACGTTCGTAACCCATCATAAGATTAACATCTTTATCCACTGTGATTACTGGATAAGTATCCTTCAATATTCCATGCAACGCAATGTGTTCCATCCAGTAATAAGAAATAAAAAGATTAAGATATTTCTTTGGAATTATATTAAGCACATTTCCAGCAACTCGGTTGTATGTATTCCAAAACCACCATTCAGAGTGGTATGCTTCTAAAAATTCCTCTCTGCGGTTGGTAAACATCCTAAAGTCGGTTTCAGCCCAGAGGAAGTTCATTTTATTTTCATCAACCGATAGTTCCCTCAAAGACATTTTGAATTCAGCATCAGCTCGAACAAAAACATACAAGTCATACTGTGGTAGTGGCTCCGAAAGTTTCAAGAATCTACCACCACTTCTAAAGTTTCCTGGTCCCCATTGAGCTGGAACTTTTCGTTCATAAAGCTCACGATAGAACTTTTCATCTTTTCTGGAAAAATCCTCGTAGTTTACCGATATTGCTCCAAGCTCTTTAACGAACTCGTGGTAATACTTGTGCTTGTTTGTTACAATCATGGTATCTACGCTGTAACCAACCTCTTTTAAAGGCTCGACAATCATCTTATTGTGATTGTCTTGGTTATCACGCATATCGACGGAATAAGTGTAGGAGTTGTCGTAATTTGGACTATCTACAGAATATCCGTTACCAATATAGATGAGCAAACAAGTTTTGTTAAACATAATACCTTTAAGGTAATTACTCCGTTAGAAATGTAAATTACAGGATTTTACCATTTAGGCTGAACGGTGTTTATTGAAGCCCGTTTGTAGCAAAATCACCATAATCCTATTCGGTTACCTGTTCACCACGAACCCCCCTAGGGAAAACCCATGAAGCATCATAATCTTCGGGGGTAAAGGCTTCAACATTTTCATTTACTAATTGTGGCTCTTCCACCAATTCCACCCTTTCACGTTCTTTGTTCCATTTTTCGGACCACAAATCTTTTGAATTTTGCCAAACTTCAGGACTTAATGAACGATTGGGAAGAGGATTATCGGTAACAATTCCACGAATGACATCTATAATGTGACTTGGTAAGCCAGAAAACATCGAGTCAATTCTAGAATCTTCAGCATTCCAAAAAGATAACCCTTCTCCTACTTCATAAAAAGCGGCTACCTTGTCTCCTGTTTTTTTGTTAAGGCAATAAATCAGTGTACCATTATTTGAATAACGGAAGAAATGTTCGGCAGATTTCTCCATTGAGGTGCACCATTTTGAACCATAACCATATCTAACCGATGATTCATAAGTAAAGGGTCGAACCATCAACCATTCTTCATCCTCAAAATCTTTTTGAACTTGTTTGGCTAGCTCCTTTCCAATTTTGTTTAAAGCAGTGAGACCGTTCAACCGACTTAATTCTTTTTTACTTGTGATGGTTGTAATATCAACACCTTTAAAATAACCCTTTTCAAAAGAATCCATAAAATTCATCAAATCTCT